GAATAAATTGCCATAAAGAACTCAGCAGTGAAATGACAGGTATGGTTCTTGAACAAGAACATATTAAAGCAATTTGGTTGGCACTGAATGCATCATATGCATTGGAAGCATTCCGCTTCATGGTATCGTTTGCTACGTCATTGGCCATGGTGGAGAATCGTATCTTTATTGGCAATGGCAACATCATCAGCCTGATCCTGCAAGACGAAATTCTGCACAAAGACTGGACTGCTTGGATTATCAATCAAGTGGTCAAAGAAGATCCGCGCTTTGCTGCTGCCAAGACAGAATGTGAAGCCGAAGTGTATCAGTTGTACCTGGATGTGATTCGTGAAGAGAAGGCCTGGGCCGACTACTTGTTCCAGAAAGGTCCTGTGATTGGCCTCAATGCCAACATTCTCAAAGACTTTGTGGACTACACAGCAGTGGGCGCACTCAAAGAAATTGGCGTCAAGTACTTGGAACCTGCACCTAGAAGCACACCCATTCCTTGGTTCATGAAGCACGTGGACACCAGCAAGAAACAATCGGCCTTACAGGAAACAGAGAGTACCAATTATGTTTTGGGAGTTATGTCGGAAGAGTTAGATTACGATGATTTACCAGATTTGTAAAAGGAAACAATATGTATAAGCAAAATCATGCAATACGAGAGTCAGAAGACTTTCAGAACATTCGCAACGTGATGCAAAAGTTTGAACGGATTGAAGAAAAGAATCGCTGTCTGAGAGTGCAATTTTTAGACTGGTTGTCAGTTAAGATGCATGCCTGGGCAGACGGTGTCAAAGCCATGTCAGATCGTATTGATTCACCATGCATTATTAAAGTAGAGCCCAAAAGGAAAACAAAATGAAAGCAATAGTATGGTCCAAAGACCAATGCGCCTTCTGCGAACAAGCCAAAGGCCTGTTGGAAATGAAAGGCATTGAATATGAAGTGCGCAACATCAGTCATGACTGGACACGTGAACAACTGTTGGAGTCAGTGCCCACTGCACGGTCAGTACCACAGATCTTCCTGGATGAAGAGTATGTGGGCGGATTTCAGGAATTGCGTCAAAGGTTGATGTAATGCCACAATTCTCATCTGACTGGTTCAGCAATGCACTGGTCAACTTTGATTATATCACCAACTACTTACAAAAACAAAAAACAGTTGACAGCATATTAGAAATAGGCAGCCATGAAGGCCGTAGTACCTGCTGGATGTTGGAAAACATGTTGGCAGACACAGGCACAATCACCTGTATTGATCCATTTGCTGACCGCCCTGTCACAGCATTCAGTCACGACTCAATTCCGGAAGATCGCAGCATTGAACAACTCTTTCGTGCCAACACAGCAGAAATCAAGAAGCCTGAGCAAACCGTAGAAGTCCATGCCAACATGAGTTTCTCTGTATTGGCACAGCTGATTGTAGATCAACGTCAGTATGATTTTATCTATGTGGATGGCAGTCACAATGCAGATGACGCCTTGGCAGATGCTGTGATGTGTTTTGGTTTGTTACGTCCTGGCGGCGTGATGTTGTTTGACGACTACCTGTGGGAAGATGACCTGCACTACTTGGGTCGTTGCAAACAAAGTATTGATGCCTTTGTGAACATGTTTTATCACAGGCTCAAGTTGGGGCTGGTAAATTATCAATTGGCAATAGTTAAAAAGGAACTAGAATGAGCATTGAAACAGGAAAAACATACACCATGCGCATGGGCTATGGTGAAGAAATAGTGGCAAAAATCACAGCATATGACAGCAGTACTCTCACCCTGAGCAAGCCCGTGGCAGTGGTGCCTGGACAGCAGGGTGTACAACTGATGAATTCATTGTTCACCGCAGATCCTGAGGCAGAAGTTACGGTAAATAGATCTAGCGTGGCCATGATTGCCCCTGTGCGTGAAGACGTTGGGGACAGTTATCTAGAAGCCACAACAGGCATCAAACCTGTACGCAGTAAAATCTTAATGGGATAACATGCCAGCAGTACAACGACAAGGTGATCCGAACACGTCAGGAGGAATAAACACTTCTGGTGTGGGTTCGGTGCGTGTAAACGGTCGGCCTATAGTTGTTCCAGGCATTAGTGTTACACCACATCCTTGCTGTGGTCAACCAGGTTGTGGCATACACTGTTCGGCAGTGACCTCAGGCGGATCAGGTTCGGTACGTGCTGGTGGCCGTCCTGTAATACGTGATGGTGATCCAGACACTTGCGGACATTCACGCACAGCAGGATCCAGTTCGGTGAGGGCAGCATAATGGCAGATTCGATTGCAACACCACTACAACTATGGGCCGGTGTGGGCATGTATGCAGGCAATGCTATTACTGCTAACACTCAATTGGCCAACAATGTTGCTGCCTACAACGCACTAACACCCATTGCTAATTTGATTTACACAATTGGTCAAGCTGCTAGCAATGTCAGTCTCAGTATCAGTGCTGGTACATTGGCCAATCTCAAAGCCATTGGTGCCAATGTGAGTGGCAACTACTGCCCGGCTCTGGGAGACAGTGTGCCCAGCAATGTGTCATGGACTGTGGGCAATGCAGGTTATGCCACCAGCATAACCACAGCAGCCAGCACTTATCTTGGTGGCGGTGACTTTGGTAAATTTGCACAGGCATTTGGCGCGGCACAAGGCTATATCAGTCTCACCAATGGTATCATCAACAGTGCAGTCAATGTCAACAGTGATGATTATCTTGGTCCCACATTTACCAGCATGGACGACACCATTTCTGGCGACATCTACAAAGTCAACTTGGCCGGTCCAGCATTTGGGGCTGACTTGGCCAACATTGGCTGTGCGGTAAAATTCACACGAGTAAACCAAATTGGTACACCAGCCAGTTTGTTGCAAAATCTTGCGGAGTGTGGCAACATGATCAATGGATCAACTCCGTGTGTAACCACAGCACTGCAAGCACAAGGACTGTCAGATCAGAACATTGCTGATCTTGTGAACAACAATATACAAAGTTTGTTCAATCCCAACGGACTTACACAAAACCAATTTGATGTATTGCAAAAACTAGCTTATCCAGCATTGGTCAATGTCACTGGTGATTGTTTGGCCGAAGTTCTGTCAATTTTGGATTGCACCACTCCCAACATTGCCACCATGGCAGATCTGCTGAATCCCGTAAAATTATACCCTACCAGTTTTAGCAGTTTGACGTTGCCCACCCCTGATGGTTCTGTGTTGATCTACAACACTGATGGCAGTGTCAACAGTGCGATTGAGCAGATATTGAATTCTGGCACAGTGACTCCCAAGGGCTGTGATGACTTGGCCAAGATTGTGCCATCAGCACAGGCACAGGCCAATCGCGCACTACAAATTGCCTATCAACAAGTCAAGGGTATAACTGGCACTACCACACAACAACTGGCAGCAATACTGCAATGACCACAATCACACAAACAGCAGCCGAAACAGCAACCAGCACAAAAAAACTAGGAACACTCAAGGGCCTTGATTTGATCAATGGACCTTCGTCTACACCTGTTCCTGTTGCGGTGCCCACGTACTATCTCACTCAATTGGCCAAAGGATCAGGACCCAATGGCACGTTCTTGACCACAGACTTTTTTGGATCAGCAGCCGGCATTCCTTATAATGATTATTTGACCACAGTCACTAGTACCATCTCAGCACAAGTTACCGCTGGAAATCTTAGCGCACTCAGCACCATATACTCTCAAATGGTTGAAGTTGTTACCAGTGGATATGGCGTTCCTCCTACTATAACCATACCAAGTGGTCCAGCAGCAGGTGTTTATCTCACATACAATGCTGCCTTGGCAGCATTGATCACAGCGGCTGATGCAGTCATGGGCACAGCCATCGCAGCCATGGGCGCTAATACCACCGCCACACTGAACACTGCCTGGACTGCTATTACCACACACAGTGCCAATGAAGACACATTTCAAGCGCTGGCTTCGATTGACTATGCCACACTCACAGCCGGCGCACAATTGCCTATCACGGCTTTTATTCCTGCCTTAGCCGGTTATGGTCAAGATCGGCAAGTGGGTATGGCTTTTGATTTCTTAACCAGTATTGCTAACACAGCCAATCAATATGGTCAAGCCATGGTAGGTGCGTTGATTGAAGGTGGTAACAAAGCAGGGCTTGAATCCATTGGTTTGTCGCCAGACACCGCGGTGCCCAGTCAGCCCA